CTTCAAAGTCAGCCGGAAGGTCTGTGACCAGATCGGTGTTGGTCGGCATTTGCCACGAAAATGGCGTTGTTGGATTACTCATATTTTCTCCTTATGAAACCAAGGTGGCTTCGTACCATTCCAAAGTCGGATTGACTGTGTTCCAGAGTTCAGTGATTGGCACTGAATTCCATCTCATTGCTTGCAGACTAAAAGATAGGGGCGACATATTCAAAGAAACCGAAACCGAATTATATGAAGCGGAAAAATTCCAGCCTTCCACAAATCCCAAGAAATTGCCCGAGACCATATTCGAAGGCAGATTTGCAAGATTGACCGGCATCCCCATAAATACCGAAATCAGCGAATCACGATCTAAATCGGAAATTTCAGAATTCGTCAATTCCCAAGTGATTGAATTAAATGACGCTTGAGGATAGGCGCGAAGGGATAAATAGAAATCGGCTTGATCTGTCGCGTCTCCCGAATTTTGCAAAGTGGTGGAAATAATTTGTGCCAAAGTGCCATATAAGGCTATGGATTCCGGGTCGGTAGCTGAAACTTCAGATGAGCCGGTGGCGTCATATTTGATTGTCAAATCATTTCTAACATCCCCGGTGCGAGTAATCATGGAAATTCCGGACGCCAGGGCATCGTTTGCGGATAATTCCACATAGCCGTTTGCGTTTAGATAAGTACTTCTATGATCTGAATCCGCATAAGAAATTCTTCCTAGTGAATCTTCATAAATGTAACCAAGGCCGGAATTTGCCAAGGCGGCAACAAGTGAATAAACATCTACCCTTTCAGATGTTCTAGCTGCGAGCTCATAATTGCCTGGAGTATCAATTTCTCCGTAACCTGAATTTTCAGCACCTTCCCAAATAACTGTCGGATCATAGGTATTCCATGCAATTGCCGCGGGAACTTCAGCCCAAGAACTAAAAAGCACTTCCTGAAGTATTTCTGAAATTTGAGTGCCATCAAATGCTTGACTTAGCACACCATCAGTCAAAGCCTTGGGAAGCCTTGCCAATGCTCCTAGAGCTGTGATGGATACTGTTTGGACATATCCAACGCTTCCCACATCTGAAATCCCGACGCCTAAATCAACAATGCTGCCCCCAAATATCGCCACAAATGCAGCGGTTGAATCTTGTAATGAAATCGAGATTGAATCATTAATTTCAAAGTCAATTGGTGTGTCATTGAAATTGACCAATTGCATGGAGACATATCCGGCCTGTGCTTGCTCATAGATATTGGTGCGACCGCTATTGATAGACAAATTGGCCAAAGTAAATTCTGTGTATTCAACCACGGCAATTTTGACTTGCCATATTGGATTCCAAAGTGTCATGAAAACACCAACGCATTTGCGCCATTAGTGCCGCGATAGTAACTATTGTTCAAGGCGCTGATAATAGATCGCGCTGTGCCTTCAGGATCGATTGCCCCGGTGACATTCAGATTGATGACTGTCCCACCCATTTTATTATTGGGTGTGATGTTGCCATTGCTTGATGGCGTAAATAGTTCCGCACCTCTCTCACCGACAAGATATGACGTGCCAGCCATGACTAAACCACCGGCGGCTCTACCGCCACCAAAGGCCGAACTGATAGCGCCCGAAATTCCTCTGACTATTGGATTGCTGGCCACAAGTGCGATGACCCTTTGAATCGCATCTACGACCGAATTGATGATTCCAAAGAGTGTTTGGAAGCCCTTAATAAGTAAAGCAACAACATCAATGATGACTCCAAGCGCGATGCCGATTCCCTGAATCGCCAGCTTGAAAACGCCGCCCATAAATGGTGCAACAAAATCTTTTAAGAATTTGAAAAGAGCTGTGAATTCTTCCTTGTTATCCATAACTGAATCTTTGATTTGATTAAACGCAAATTTGAAGCCGTCAAGTACCGGCAGAAAGATTGACTTAATTAAATCAATGTAATTCATGAAGGTATTCGTCAAACCTTCTTTTCCACCGATGGATTCAATAAATCCTGACACGGCCGGAATTACCTTTTCAACCAAGGTGTTTATCATTGGAGTGATGGCATCAAGCAAAAACGATCCGACCGTCTCTTTGCCTTCATCGATTGCAACTTTTAATCGAGCCATCTTGCCGGAAAATGTGTCGGCTTGAACTGTTGCCTGACCAGCAAAGGTAGTTGCAAGCGATTTTGTTATTTCATCAAGTGACATTGTTTTAAGCTGTGCGGCCGTAAGACCAACACCCAATTTCGCAAGTGATCCTGCATTACCTTCGGCGGCCTTGCTCATTGCATTTGTGACGGCCTCGAGTGACTTGCCCGAACCGGCGGCAACATCAAGAGCGACTTGCTGAAGTTTAAGAGCTTCTTCAGAATCTTTAGTGGCTCTCAAAAATCTTTCAAAACTTGGACGCAATTCATTGTCGGTTTTGCCAGTCAAAAGAGAAGTTTTGAGAATTTGACTTTCAATGGCTGCAACTTGTGCATCTGTTGCGTTTGTGACATTTTGCAATGTAGTGGCTAGTTTGGCTTGCGCGGCTTCATCCTCGATTGCTGATTTGACTCCATCAATGAGAAGTTTTCCAGCATAGGCAGCGGCAGCCACACCGGCTGCGAGAAATGCAGCCCCGGCAATCTTTCCAAACTTTGTGATTTTGTCGCCAAAGGTTGAAACTTCCGTCGTGCCTTGAGTCAAACTTTTCTTGAGATTGTCAATGTCTCCGAGTATGGAGAGCTTGAGTGTGCGACTTCCACCGGCGGCCATCACCAAACCTTCGCAATCTTATCGAATCCAGTTTCCCACTCATTTATGATGTAAGGCTGTTCAGCTCTTAGGGTTGGATAAATAAACCATCCCCGCGATCCGCGGCCTTCTCGGCCTGACCACACGGGAAATTGACGATATCTGTTTGAACCAAACTCTGCGCCACCCCACAATTGCTGCGTAGTGCCGCCGCCACTTAATTTTTGAGCTACAAAGCCAAATGAAATTTCACCAATCTTGCTGCTCTTACTCACACGCGATCCTGCCGCAATTCTGTCATCCAATCGATTTCTTGTGCGGCTTGCTGCATCGATAATCTTTCCTTGTAAATAGGTTGCAAGAGAATTTGAAACTAGTTTGGCTTGAGATATAGCCTCATCATCCATGCCTTTGAAAGCACCAACGATTTTGCGCAAGTCGGCTTTGTCATATGCGATTGCATCATCTGCCATTTTGCTTCTCCAAAATCTCGAGTGCTGTCAAAATATCTTCGGCCGATGTCCATTCAGACATTGGAATATGAGTCGCGATTGCCAGCTCTACTAAGAGCCTTCCGATGCTTCCGGCTCGATGACTTTTGGGTCTGCGTCACCGACGTTCACATCTGCCACCGTCTCTGACCAAACTTCAAAAGGCTTGACTGGCTTTCCCGCCAATGACCGCTTCATTGCGTTATAGGCCAAAAACATCAGATCGTTGATTCCAATTTCCGACGCCTGTTGAATTGTCTTGCCAGTCTTAATTTCCCATTTTGCCCACTCCGGCGGAGCTGCAACATAGGTCGCAGACTCACCGGATGAGTATTCAATTGTGATCTCTGTTTTCATTTTGTCTCCCGATTAATTTGATTAGCTGAATGTGGCCACGGGGGTGGTCACGCAAGTGAAGGCGAGTGAGACTGTCTGTGCATCCGGTGCTGTGCCACCGGCGCTTGGAAGTATTGGCTGTACATCAAAAGCAAATGATGCGCCTGTGTCTGCAACTAATACGACCGGAAGTCCGGTGTTTGGCGCACTTGTTGCCGCTGTCCAAAGTGCCTCACATAATGATGAAGCTGCGCCCCAATCTGCAAGCATTTCGACTGCAAAATTTCCCTGGGTGTCAGTCGTGAAAAAACTTTTCCCATCCAAAGTTTGATATGTATTGATAGTCGAATCAACTGTCAAAGTCGCTGATGTTGCTTGAGCATCGAAATCATCGCCGTCAATTGTGAACGTGATGTCTCTGCCGGTGATGATTGTTGTTGGCATTTTTTCTCCTAGTTGTTTTCATGGGTGAAATAGGTTGATACGTTCAAATCTGCGACCAATAAATTTGATGCGCCGACTGAAATAATTGATGGCCTTTGCACATCGCCCACCACATATCCGGCGGGCATTGCCCCCAAAATGCTGATGATGAGATTTTCTAGTTGATCTAAAGCACCGGAATTTGAATTGTTTGCAACGGCTGCCGTCACAACAAAATTCACTTTGACCTTTGTGACCGCGCCATTGATGAGTGTTGATTCAAGCCAAGGTGAATCCGGGATAATCACGCAAGCTGGCGGAATCACGGCTTCGGGTGCTACTGGATAGACTGAAGCTGCAACGCCTGAAAGAGCTGTGGCCAAGTCCGTGCGGACATCGAGCAACGTTGTCATTGGCATATTGAGTCCACGTCATAGAAAGCCGAGATGAGTCCGATGACACGATTTTGCAAGGATCGCCCCATCCGAAAGGGTGTGGGTGCAAAATCAACGCCTTCAATCTGACCGCCGGGAGCTGTGACACTCTGGAAAATTTCAGTTGAGACGATAAGAATCGCCGTCTTGACCGGCGCGACGTTGGCATAAATTACGGCTGCCGATCCGCCGTCAAGTGTAATCGTTCCCGCTGGAATGACTGGAGTGGTGATTTGATCGGCTTCAACAATGGCTGCCGTGACGATATAGGGCTGCACCGAATCGTCACTGACTGTGTATGTGCCATCTAGGCCGTTACCAATTCCAGCGAGCACGACCCCTTGCCCCTCGACAAAAAAGTTTGGCCGAATTGTCTCGATGTAAATGACATCGTTTGTGATTGTTGTGCTTGCTACTGCGCTTTGATATTGAGTCAGCATCGGCAAAATTGTTGCTTCGGCTGAATCAATTATCTGATCCAAATATGCGTCAGAGAAAAGGGATTCAGAGACGCCAAGCACTGCGCGAAGTTCATCGGCTGTGATAATCGCTGGCATCTCTGATCCTTTCGTCTGCTGGCCTAGTTCGGGAGTGACCTAGGCCATGATTGATTTATGTGAAGTTAAATGCGTTCGCTCCGGCTGCAATCTTTGTGGCGCAAGCACCATAAGAATTGAGTGAGATTTCCACTGTGCCATCTGAAGGCTTGTTCACATCTAAGCGGAAGTTTCCGCTTTCATACCATGTGTATGAATTAGGCTCAAGCACCATCATTGAACTATCGCCTGTTCCTGTGACTTCGCCTGAATTGTCCACGAAGAAATTGAGACCAAGCACAAGACCACGTTGGCTTTGGCCACCAACTAAACCGGCTTGATTAGATGGCTGGTATGCATTGAATAGCGGCTGGCCGTTTAAGTTATAGCCCATTATGTTTGACCACTGCGCTGGCGATACCAAGATGTTTTGTGCAAAGCGTTGTGTGCCATCATAGACGGCTGCATTTGCATTGCTAACATAAGCAATCAATCCGGCGGCGGTGTTTGCATTTGCATTTGCGTTTAATGTAGCATCTGTAACGATTTGGTTTGCAACATATTTATTTTGTGCAAATGCCATTGCTGATCCCATGATTCTGACAAGTTCATTGAAGAAATCGGGTGAACTGCGATCAATGATTTCTGTGGTGAGCTCGTTGCGCCCGGCGAAGCGGGTGACAGGGATCGAAATATAGGCCGAGTTAATATCGGTTTTTGTGACCGGACCATTTTCTGCAACTGGATCAACTTCCGCAATCTGTGTGATTTTTGGAATTTCAAACTGAAGGCCAGCGTCCGGCAAAGTCCCTCTGGAAATTGCATCAATTGCGCCTCTTGTGCCATTGCTTAGGCCGTTGATTACTTCAGTGAGCTGACGTGTTACATCGAAACCCGGATTGCTTGTTCCCAAATTGTCGTTTGTCGCTGCAACATAAATTGCGGAATCTGACATTGGATTGAGTTTTGCTTTGATGGAGTGCTCCATCCATGTTCCAAGATTGACAATCGGATTTCGTGGTGATGTAAAAAATGGTGCGGGTTTATTTGCGTGAATGACGTGCTGTGAAGCCTCGACCACCTCTGCGGCTGGTGCTTCTTGTTGTTCGGTAGTGGATTCCACTGCGTCTCCTTCGGTAGGTGTTTCTTCGGTTGTTTCTTCGGTTGTTGCCGCGACATGAGAGACGCGAGCTTCATCGAAAGCTGGATTGTGTGTAAGTGCTACGCCGACCAAGGTTGCAGAATTCACGACCATAGTCCCATCCTCATTGAAGCCGTGATCCTCGACGTTTGCTTCAACGCTGAAGCCATCGCGAAGTCCGTCCATGGCTTCTTGGATTGCATCTGATCCGGCCGTTGTTTTTGAAATCTTGAAAGTGGCGCTGATTGACTTGCCATCGGGTGCAAGCTCCATTGATAAAGTTTTGCCAATCGGACGCTTTGAATCATGCTCCAAATTAAGTTTGACCGACGCCGGAATGAGTGAACCGGATTTGAATAACACTTTGCCGGTTGATGCATTGGCTGGCGTATCAAATTGCACGATTTGGCCGGTGATGGTGCGCTCCTCGGAATCCGCCGCTGTAATAGTGAATGGTGTTAAGACCTTCATCTGATCATCTCCTCTTGTATCCTGATTTCATCTGCACTCAAAGCGCCGACGCGATTGAGAATTTCATATATCTGAGCACGTTCAAGTGCTGATCCACGCAAGTAATCGTCAAGCGCATATTCCACCCGCTGCGTCGATGGCGTGAAGTCCGGCATTGAAAGTCTTTCGGTCACGCTGTTCATCAGTGGAATCAAAGAGAAGTCCAGCAATGTTTGACGTGTGGTTGCCGCGTTGCTGTAAGTCATTGATGATCCCGTTTCAGCATCAATGAAATAGGCCGGGATTCCCAAAGCTCTGGCCAATTCGGTTGCGATATACGAACGGGCTGCCGCAAGCTGTAATTTCTCGGGATCGAATCCCACGGCTTCCATTGTCACATCAGCATTGAGAAATGCCGTGCTGCGATTACGTCGGGCACTTGACCATGAATCGAGAAGCTTTGCGATGCGATCTGCCGGGAGTGCTGTCCCATTGGATTTTAAAACCATTGATGGCACGGGTTCGCGCGCATACATCGCCGCCGCACGTTCTAATTCCGCGCCCGTGCGAATTGTTGTACCGGCTCGATTTAATAAGCCCTCATCGTTACCATAAAACACCACCAAACTTCCAACGCCGGAAAGTGGCAGGGGAGTGTGTCCATCGATTGAATAAGATTCAATTTCTGTTGAATCGCTGTTTGTGTTTATCGTTACGCGATCCGGTGAAATTCTTTGAACGCTGCGAACTCGTTGCGTATCTGCAAATAATTCTGTTATTTGCCAGTATCCATATCCGTAAAACAGAATATCTTCCAAAGTCCACACATAAGTTGCAACTCCGGGGATGCGTGGATCAGGTGTGCGAATTACACGCGGGGCATCAACTTCCATCCCGGTGACTCGATCGCGTACAACTAAGGTGATGCTTGCAATGCTTGAGCAAATAATATTTCGGCCGCGAGCTATTGCTGGCACTCCCATTGCTTCTTGTCGTGTTGCCGTTCGATTGTTGCGGAAGAAAGGTGACAAAGCGTCAAGTGATGTTACAGGCGCGAGGGATGCAGAAACGTCGTATGTCACAAATTCGACGGGTGCTGCGCGCACAAAGAGGTCTCTGAATCCCATGAGAGAATTTTCCCAACTGTCAAGCATCAACCCACTAAAATATCAATTTCCGTCTCCGGGCGAGTCGCAAAGTGAGTCACCATGGCGGTTGCTACGGCAGCGCACACAATTGCTTGCCCACGTCGGCCAATAACCCATCCAGCATCGCCACGGGGAAATTTGACCGCTGAAAGAATCTGCGCCGTCAATTCGCTGGAATTGTTATGGCGTAGCCGACCCGAATCAATCGCGCCCAAAAGCTCATCGCAGCTTTGTGGGTATTTTGGATCCATGTCCAGAATTGGGATTCCAGCGGGTTTCATTCGAGTGGCAATTGATCCGGCAGCTCTTTGGGAATAAAGCAAATATTCGATTGGGTATTTGCGGCAATAGTAAGCAGCGTCATTGGCCACGGCTCTATCATCCAAATGCCCATCGTTTTGCCAGGTATGCAATAGCTTCACCACAAAAGTTTCCTGGCCAAGTTTTTGAGCTCCCACCAGCGAGCAATTCTTGCGATCCGGTGAAACATCGATGGCCAGCCATGTCAGCTTCTCTACATCCAAATCAATTTCAGAATCTCCACACGATCTCCACTTTTCAGCATCAACCACGCCGGAAATAGTTTGTACCCACCTACACATCACCTCGGTCATGACCACTGTTGGATCATCATTCAAAACCGATTGAATATTTTTGACGTCAATGGTTCGACCCAAAGCCGGATTTGAATATCTGGCATTGTCCAGGGAAATGATGTCATTGGGGGATGACCATTCAAAATAAGCAATTTCGGGATCATCAGCTCCAGCGATTGCAGCCATGGCCCTTTCACGCAATTGGTTGAGAATTAAAGACGTCGATTCACCCGCGTTCGTATAACTCAAAACCATGGGATTTTTCGCCGCCATCAAGGTGTACCGGAGACTGGAATACGTTTCTAAATCCCGCATTTCTCGCAGCTCATCAAGGTGCAGGGTTGAAACCCCTGATACGCCACGCGATGCCGACCCCGATGCTCGAATTATAAACCGGCAGCCTTTCAAAGTCTCGATTTCTTCTTCGCCGTGACGTAGGCGAATTCGCTTAACTTGCTTGGAGAGATAATCGCTTCCCGCAATAATGGACTCAAGGTTGCGGAATTGCTCAAATGATGTGGAAAGCCTGTGGGCTGATCCAATTTGTACGGGCTCATCCCAAAGAAATAATCCGGCAATGATTCGCATGTTCATCAAAAAACTTTTTCCATTCTGCCTGGCAACAGTTGTTCCGACCAGGGGAGTGCGCCAGCGGCCATCGGGCAAAACTTTGTGCGCATGTTCAAGCACGAATTTTTGCCATGGCATCAATTCCAGGGAAAGTTCAGCCGCAAGATCAATGACTTCAAAGCCGCGGGAAGGTAAATCATTCAGGGTTGTGTGCAATCTAGGCGTGGATTCGCCAAAGAGTGGAGCTGATTCCGGTTGCAAAACCGATTGCAGCCGATTAGAGACCTCATCAGTATCATCTTGACCAACTATGACCAACCCCGGCTTAATCATGACT